CTTGCATTTTATTTTGCCAAGTGGGAATAATTTCAAATGTCGAATCATCTGCAAATTGACCATAGGTGGTGTAGTTTCCTACAACATTCAGACCTCCATAATAACCATAAAACCGCCACATAGCGCGCGGTGATCTATAAAACACTTTTGTAATGATTATTCTTTTGCTTCCAACTTTGCCTGAATACGGAACAGCGGTACCGCCGTCATCAACACCAGAAGCAGAAGAAGAAGATATAATATTTTGTAAATCATAATCTTGTTGATCAGTAACCGGCTTGAACGATGCTGAATATTGTGGAACGGTGCCGCCCATTCCACCGGCTGCGGCGGCGGCATCTCCTACGCGCTTTGAATATCCTAAAGAATAACGTGGATATTTAAGGTTTGAGCCGCTGGGCCCTGATTTAATCTCGCCCCTACTGTTAAATGAAGCTGTAGCAGAACCTAAAACATTTGATAAAACATTTTTACCCTGGTAAAGATTTACAATATAAGAATATTCTAGAACAGCTTCTTCATAAGCAGCGTAAACATTGCCTGGTGTGAGTTCAATGTCAACCACATCACCACCAAGCTTCTTATATACATAAGCAACTTGTTCAGAGGCGCCGGTAATAAATGGCGCGGAGCCAGTATAAATACCAAAGGGTAACGCTGCCGAAACTTTAGCAGTGCTTCCTGTGACTGTTAGTACTATTGCACTACTTTGAGCTACTGGGTTTAAATTGGTTGGCATGCATGCGTACTCCTACAACGTAAATAGTAAGTTGCGGAACAAAACCCCAGGCAAACTGAAGCCAATTTTATGCTGTAGTGTCGACTATTTTGTTTTATCTTGTTCTGCGCGCAGTCTTTCTGGTTGTCTTTTTCGGTGTCTTTTTCGGTGTCGAAGTCGCAACCTTCTTTGCTTTTGTGCTCGCCTTGGTTTTGACTTCTTTAGATACCAAAGTCACTTCGGGTATTGTTTCTTCAACTACTTCTTCAACAGTTTCGGTTTCGGTTTTGGTATCGGTGACCGTATCGGACAATTCCATTAAAAGTTTAGCGCGGGGGTGCGTCTTATGTTTAGAATTAAACTTAGAAGCAGCGCTTTTTAGTCTTCTTTTCTTTCCCATGGGGAACTCCTATCTTATATAATAAATAGTACTAATTTAACAAAACCGAAAATCTCAAAAAATTGGCGGCAATATTTTTTGACAAATTGGTTTTTTTAGTTTCTCTTTCCAAAAAACCCCCAACCGATTGGAAGGGGGTTTTAAATATATACTAAATTTAAATATTAGTCGTCAGCGGTTGTTCCAGCAGCACCAACAAGATGCACAGTGCCGACAGCAGTGGCGATATGTCCGCTGAGATGCCAGTTGGTACCATCACACATAATATGCAAGTGAAGCCCTTCTGCCGATTGAGCAACAGAACCATCAACAGTTATCGATGATATGCCGCTAAATGCATCTACAGTACTATTAGCTGCCAATGTAATAATGCCGCCATAAATATCAGCAGCATCTTCGGCAGTCTGAAGGATAAAGTCAGCATCATCATCAGAAGCAACCGTAAAGCAAAAATCATAAAATACGCCTGCACTAGTGCTAGTTGCAGGAAGACTATATGTAAGATTATTGTCCACAGTTGACATATCAACCGTAAAAAGCGTACCGGATTCGCCAGCAGTAAGTGTCCTTGATGCCGCAGAAGCGTTAGTAACAGCCTCAACTAGTCTCTTCTGACCTTTGAAAGTTGTCCCAGCCCCCCAATTAATATCTCTCTTTAAATTCTCTAGTAATGCCTCGACTCTCGCGAGGCCAATTCTTTTTGTTCCCATAGTTAAAAACCCTCCTTTTATAATCATGTCCCTGTATCGGCCTATTTCAACAATACTAGGGGGTAGCTCTAAGTCTACCCGATAACTTTGGTTTGAACTTTTAAGTTCACCTATAAATAGTCTCATAAAAATGAAAGCCCCCCTTCCGAAGAAGAGAGGCTTAACATTTATATCGAAGTTGTTCTAACTAAAGATTAGCTAGTGGCACCAGCCTCACCTTCAATACCTCGTACAACCACAAGTCCGTACATATCGGGACGAACCATCTTCTTGGCGTACCGAGTCATCACGCCCTTGCGGGGCACGAAGTCTTCGGGTCCGAAGATTGTGGGTGTAGTCTGTAGTGGTACGTATGGAGCGTACACATATCCAGACTCAAGGAAGGAGCCTCCACGGCGACCAACCAAGACAACGTTACGAAGGAAGTAGGGGTCTACAATCACATCGAACTTCTTGGAAAGACTACCGGTCTTGAGAGCACCAATAGAGCCCTTCTCGTCATCACCAGTGACGGAAGCACGGAATCCAGCGGTAAACTCAAGAATGTTGGCAATTTCAGGTCCGCAGACGACGAAATTAGCGCCACCACGTAGAGTCTTACGGTGGATTTGAGCAGATACGTCATTAACGGTTTCGACAAGAGTCTCATACCATTCACTGACTGTACCTGTGAAGTCGGGTGCAGCTGAGCTGGCTCCAACTTCAGCACCGGTCGTGCGGTTCAGGAACATTCCTGGGGAGCGTGACCAGTAGTAAGTACCAGCGGTTGCACCGTTAACGAGGTCCGCAAGGATCTCACGGTCAATCTCAAGAGCGATCTGCTCGGAGAGAATGCTGGTAAGCTCGACTTCGGCGTCAAGGTTGTGATAGGCGTTTAGATCCTGTCCCAACTCTGGCGTCCACTTAGCCTTGAGCTTCTTGGTTTGTGCTGTGACAGCCACGGAATCGACCTTGATGTCGATTTCTGGAATCATGTCGTTTCCTTCAAGAGCCCAGGTTGCGGCACCCACAACTGAACCAACTGCGTTACTGGCGTTGAAGTTATCCTTCAAGGGGTAAATCACAGTCAGATTGGCTGAACCCTTAGTCATGATACTCACATCAACTGTGGTCAAGAAGTACAGTTGAAGACTTGCGCCATCTTTTGAACCCGTAAAGTGGGTCAAACGACGAAGTTGTTTCGTGTCGGTAGATGTAATCGCTCCAGCGGTATCCATAATGCCATTCAAGCCCGCGATGGAGCATGACATAGCGCCCAAGTTTTCAAAGTCAGCATTTGCATTTAGACCTGATCTTGGAACATCAGCACGGATAACCCAATATCCAGTTGAAGAACCACTCAAACTTAGAACATCTGGGTCGTACAGAAGCGCCTTCTTCTGGGCTGCAGAAGCGCCAGAAAGAGAGTGCTGTGAAAGGCTAATGTTGCTTGAACTAACAGCAGCAGAGCCAGTTGGACTACCGTAGGCATAGCCTCGGGCGCCCACAGTACGCGGACCAGAAAGATCTTCCTTAAGAGTGGAGCCAACTAGATCGACACCGCCAGTAATCTGGCTACCTACTCGGTTGGTGCCGTAAATTGACTTATCACGGAAGTTTCCTAGGCGATCCAGCTCTGTAGTAGAACCGATATCTTGTGAGAACACAAAATCTAGGAAGAAGATGAGACCACTAGGTAGACTCATTGGCTGAACGGAAACGAGATCGTTTGCGATCAGTCCTGCAAAAACTCGACGGACGATGGGGAATGCGACGGCGGCAAAACCTTCAACATCACCAGCGGCCATACTTGAGCTTTCACGAAGCAGCTCTTTGGCTTGATTCTCCAAGAGACGAGCCATTGATTGCTTTTTACGGTCATCCTCAAGTCCTTCTAGAAGACCTGTGCGCTCCCACTTTGATAACAAAGCGTGACCTTCGGCGCGCATATCACGATTGATAACTCCTTCGGTCAATCGTTCGATGATACCAGCCATATTTTAATACCTCCTTATAGTATTAGTATTAATTTTACTTAATACCTGCTAGTTTTTTCATCCTATCCAAATGAGGATCGGATGATGTGCTCTCTTGACGAGTAGCACGGATTACAGAAGAACGACGGGTGATGGCCTCGCTCAGTGATTGTGGACTGCGTTTAGGAGCAGCCGCCACTGTGCTTTGAAGCGTATCATATATTGTCTTTGCTTCTGCGACAGAACCAGCATTAGAAATCGATTCGACAATTCTTTCTTTTTGTCGCTCATTCAAGGAGATATTCCTAAGCACACGGTTCGTGTATAGTAAACGCGCATTTGACAAATTGGTTTCAACCAAAGTTGATTTCAATTCACCAAGCGCTTCTTTATATTGTAAAACTTGTTGTTTGAGTTGTTTGTTTTCAAAGGTCAACTCTTCTGCTGCCTTTCTTAAAGGCTCTAAATCTTCTAGCTGATCAGTGCTGCGGCGGCGGGAGAGTTCCTTTTCCATTTCATATTTGGTACTCTCGGCGGAACGCCCTGCCCAGCCAGCAAGTTGAGCACTCATATCTACTGTAAGCTTTTCCATAATGGCGTCAACGAGTTCATCTTCGTTAATCTCGAAGGGTTTATTTGCAGCCGTATCAATTACAGAACTATCGTCTTCATCGAGTTCTTCGGCCTCTTCGGCATCTTCGGCCGCTTGTGTCATGGGCTCGTCTGTGTCGCCGCCGCAGCACTGATCTAAAAAGTCAGGCTTTGCTGTCTCTTCGAGAGTCTCGCCAGAAAGCAATGCTGTCAAATCTTCTTCAGTAAGCTCAATCTCTTCGGATGCATCCATCTCGCCTTTAAGTTCTTGAATAGCTTCTTGTAGCGCGCCCAGATTAACGTTAAACTCTACCTCTTCGCCTTCTTCTGGCATATCTTCAAGGTTCTCACCTTCCTCATCGCCAAGATTATCAGTTGCAGCAAGTGGGATTCTATCATCAGTAAGATCACGGGAAGGTTCAGGAGCTTCGGCGGGAGGCGCCAAATCGGGCATTCCACCAAGACCAGCGCCAAGGTCGGCCCCTAGCTCATCTTGCTCCAGCAAGTGCTCAATGGTTTGTTTTACTTCGTCAGAATACTTGTCAATAATGGCAGCTTCTGCGTTTTTAAGGGCAGCTTCTTTTAAAGCCTGGGCATCTACGATAGCTTCTTTAAGCAAATTGGACATAAGTGTCTCCTAGAAAGATAGTCATTCAAAATAAATAGTGTTAATCGCCCCAAAACACCCGTTTTTATCGCATGCCGGCGCCGACAATATCACAAGCTACAGCATATAACAAATAGCCGGTCGACACAGAAGAGCTAACACGCACCCAATTCGTCCCATCCGAACTGGTAAGTATCATATTATTATTGCCGACGGCGACTAGGGTGGTGTTGTCAGTAGCAACTGCTTGCAGGTTTGTTGTTCCCACCACACCAGGCACAGTAGAAGCGGTGAAAGCTTGCCCATCACTGCTATACGCTATTCTTCCTGTCGCACCGAC